ACAATGTATTCACTTGCTCGTAAATCATATTCTAAATTGTTTTTAGCCCAATTTGGATCTAATTCTAATTGCTCTTTTTGATCTAAAAAATTAGCATAAAATTCAGCCAAAGTATCTCTAGCTTCCGCGTTTTCAGGAATCTTCGCTATTTTTTTCTTTAAGTTCGCTTGGCGGTCTTTATTTGTAGCTAATTTCTTCATCAGTAATCTCTATCCAAGTATGATCACCTAAATATTGAACCTGCGCTATATATTCATAACTATCAGGCACTCCAGTAGTCCAATCATCAGGACCACTTTGAGATAGTATTGTTTTCTGTATTCTACTATCAAATGCTAACCAATATGACTTGCCGTGGAATATTTGAAATTTATATTCCGCTGCGTGTACCATATCAGTGATATCAAGTCTACGCTTGATTTGTTCTGCTTGTTTTTGTAACACACTAACAAGCTCCATTATTCTATTATATTCTTGCTGAGCATACATTCTTGCTGTGTTCAGCATTAAATCTTTTTGTTGCTTTATTGGTACAAGTTCAAACTTCGGAGCCCCTACTTCCATAGGATATGTTAGGCTATGATGCTTTTCGGGGTCCGAAGGTTGTAGTTTCATATTAAGCTTTTGCTAATACTTGCGGTTGCTTTTGTACTTTCTTTTTTGGTTTTTCATAAAAGATATGGTTACCAATTTGTGCGACCTTTCTATAAGGCCACATAGGGTTTACCCATAAGTTATGAAAAAACAATACTGTGCTAGGTACAACATCTTTATACGAATCATATGCTAATACGTTATAAGCAATTCGTTCGCTTTGTTTGTATCTAGGATCGTTTACGTTTAGTGGGCGGCGATCACTTTCACATACCCAACTAAATTGACACAATTTTACCCTTTTATGACCTTCATCATCAATATATGGGTCGTTGTCAACAGGAACTAAAATTGTACTTACTTGATAAACAACAGAGCATGGATTACTTGCAAAGCCGTGTTTGACACGATTCATTACAACTCTTGCAACAGCTTGTTTACCTTTTTCAGATTCACTACCTGCTTCATAATATATGTTAGTAGCCAAACATTTAAGTTGTTTTTGGTCTACTGGTTTTGGCTGAGGTTTAGCCGCTGCAGCTACTTGCTGCTGTTCCTCTTCTTCAAAAATAACCTCATTATTAGCGATAATAAAAATCGCAGAAATTAAAATTAAAATTGCTGCTACTACGTTTTCTACACGCGGATTGCGTAAAAAAGTTACTAATTTCATAATTTTCCTTTCCGAACGATAGTATACACTATGTTCTATTAAAAGACAAGAATTTTGGTTTTAACTAAGTGTTAAAATTTTTATTCTAAAAGATCCCAACAATCGCAATTACAATCAATTACTTCTTGTAATGCTTGACTTGGTGTCTGAGCCGGGAAGTTTACTACGGTAGATATATTAAAGATATCTACATTTGAAGGGATTAGTTGTGATTCCGGTGATGTATCTAAATTACCAGGGAATGGATAATTTGGATCAGTGCTATTGCCTGTTACTTTCGGAATAATCCCTGAAGAAGTTGATATAGTCTGAGGTCCCACAGTACCGGCACCACCTTGATTTATGATATCTTGAGTAATATTTTTATCAGAAATATCGTTATCAAGTTCCAAACCACATAAACTTAACCTGTTTGCGTTACGAATTTCACGCATTAACGCTATTATACTTTGTCCTCCATAAGTTAATCTATTTGCAATAGCTTCCAAAACGCTTACTGTATCGTATTGGTTAGTTTCTAAAGCAAATGAGTTTATTGTCTCCACAAAAGAAAAAATTGATAAGTTTGATGCTGTCAAAGTTTGAACGTATGTAGGTCCAGTAACTGTAGAACTTAAACCTGCATCAGTTCTTAATGTATCTTCTTTTGAAAGACTTGATCCAATATTATTCCAAAGTCTATTTAATTCTGCTACTGCTGTAGCATTCGCACTATTGTTAAAAATATTAGATATTTCTGTGTTAGCATTAGTAATTAGTGTAGCCATATTAGACCCCGTATTAGGTGAGGTCAAATCAGTAACCATTTGACTATATATTGATGCCAACGTAGAAGTCTGTAATTGTTTGATCAACGCTTCAATTCTAGCCATATTGTATGTTAAAATTGTAGCTGCTGGATAAAAATCATTCATAACAATAGTTCCATTAGGACCTGATCCTTTGGCTATTAAGTTAAGAGCATTATCCACATTTGTTAAATTAGTAGGTAAACTTGATCCATTAACTAAATTTAAACCTGTTGTCGTTTCTAAATTTGTTACAACTTGACTAAATTTTTGAATATCTACATTTTTAATATTTCTTATCTGCATCATAGAGTAGGAAAATGCTCCGCAAGCGATTGCTAAGCTAGGTGATAAAATAGAGGTTAAATAATTCCCATATCCTTTATTGTTTAATGAAGAATTGACTCCATTTGATGCGTAAATATTGTAATAAACCTTACTTCCCGTAACATTCGTTCTATATTCTGGTACAGTTAAACTACCATAACTTGTAGGAAATAATTTTACTGGATTTAATAAATCTGCTAATGAATTTAAATTTTGCGTTTGACAATTTAAAATTACTAAAATATCTTTTAAATCATTACCAACCACTACCGAAAATGCTCCAAATATTTTTTGTTCTTGAATAGTGGTTGCATCAACACCATTTAAAATAATATTATTAATTTCTGTTGTGGATAATCCACTATATAATAAGGCAACAGTAAGAGCTTCTGTTACAGCATTATTTTCATTTAACGTTTTTAAGAAATTACTAGGTAATCCAAATTTATCTATCGTGCTTAAATTGAGTACTCTTCCTGACTTTATTAAGTCTTGACCCCAAAATAATGTTGATTGATTTACTCCTGCAATATCTGCAGTTGTTAAATCATTCATGTTACTAAAGATACCTTTTAAAAAAGTTTTACTGTTTACAAATGAATTAATGGTTTGATTAGTTTGTACTTTATAACTATAACAATTTATAAAATCTTGACAGAACTGCCTATAAGCATTCAACTGTGATGAAGGATCTATGTTACCGCATAATGATGCGTTTGCTCTTCCAGCAAGATATTTTATAAAACCTAAACCATTTAAATATCTATAACTGTCAATAGTTATAGTAGCTCCAACAATAGGATATGTAGATGGTGCTGAATTGCCTAACGCAGGTATTGTAGCTGATCCTATTTTATTTAAATTAGCTAAAACTGTAGCACTGACAGGTAATGCTACTGCTAGTGCCATTGCATTATATAATGTGTTTAGAACTGTACTAGTAATTACTGTCCCGTTACTTACTGAAGCGGGAAGTCCAAGTGGAGTAGCATAACCAATGTTTGTATTAGTGGCGGTAAAAACACCGGTGTTTGCTACATATGTCCCTACACCAGTTATTAAAGAAGAAGATAAATTTACACTTAACGGGGATTGTTGACCTTGTAGACTCATGGGCAAAATATGTCAGGGCTACCTGTGACGATACTATGTCCACAGCTATTTCCTGAACCGACTCTAAGCACAGGGCAACCTTCAGCAAAAACAGTTGGACTACCATTAGTAGTAGTCGCCGCCCGATGTGGCGGATGTGGTTTACCCCATGGTGCGTGTGGTGTTATTCGGCTTACGTGTAAGCCTACTGGTATACCATTCGCAAATACAGTTCCGGCGCCCCTAACTATAGCACCGCCTGGTTGATCTGTATCACCTTTTCTACTTAATTTTGGCATCCTTATCCTAATATAATTTGCTTTTCTGGTACCTGTATACCGGTAGTAGCCTCAATATACTTTACCTTTACTTGTTCGTTAGTGTCTGCAACAATTGCGACACTATTAATATTTAGTCTAAAAACACCGTTCATATCTGTAGTAAATAGGCTAGGAACCATTCCTATACCTTTTTGACTAGGAGCAATACTCACAGGCTCGCTGATTTCAACGGTTTTATCGGTGATTTTTATTACTTTAGCGACTAATTCTTCGCCGCTATTTAATTTGAACGAATATACTTCATTTATGTTAAGATCCATGTTTATCCCATAAGTTTTTTGTGTAATTCTGTATATCCACCGACTAACTCCTCATTGATGAATATCTGTGGCACTGTACGTGCATTTGGCACTGCTTCTAGTAACTGATCTTTAGACCAGTCTTTAGTTATGTTTCTTTCTTCGTATTCAATACCTTTTAACTTTAATAAAGCCTTGGCTTTATCACAAAAAGGGCACATGTCCTTACTCCAAACTATTGCTTTCATTTTTTCCTCTTATAAAGCTGGTAACGCATCGTAATCAACGGTGTCACTCATGACACCAATTACGTAATTTGTACTCTCATTTTCTTGTAAAGCAGTTTGCTTTTTGTTGATATTCACGTGTTTGTTAAACCATGGAATAGGGCTTGTTTTTGGATGATTTTCTAAATACTTGATACCAATATCCTTAAGTCTGTTAAAAGCGGTCCAGTCTACAAAATCTTTAAGTATATCTGCATTTAGTCCTATTACAACGCCTTTACTAAAAAGATATTCAGCCCAATCTTTTTCCTCTTTGATCACTTCTAGGTACATATTGTAAACTTCTTGTTCGCATTCAACTTTCGCTTTTGCAAATCGTTCATCTTCTTTAACCACTTGATTAATTAGGTATGCTGTCCACTCAGTGTGTAACAATTCATCTTGTAGTATAAGACTTATAATATTACCATTACCAATATAAATTCTATTTTCTACCATTGCTAGGCTTGTAGCAAAACTAACCATAAAGCGCAATGCTTCAAGTGCATAACTAGCATTTAGTGCCAGCCAAATAGCTTTAACATGATCATCCTCTGATACAGTAGCTCCTGTTTCTTTGCTGCAGTTAAGTTGATGAAGTTGTTCATAGTATCGCCCTACATTTGCTGCCATCTCAACAATTTCTTTTGTATCATGTATCTTATTAAATTCTTCTTTAGGTACACCATATACATTACGAATGATATGACTATATGATTTGCTATGTATATTAGTTTCAAAGAAACTCCAATTATTAACCAATGCTTCTAATTCTGGAATACTAATTACAGGTCCGAATACTTGTGCAGGTGCACGACCTTGTATACTGTCAAGGGCAGTTTGACGCAATAGGTTGCTAGTGAAAATATGCTTTACTGCTTCACTAGCCTCTTTATGATCTATCTTATCTTTCGTTAATGTGACTTCTTCTGGCACCCAAAAGAACCCACGTGCGGTTTCTTCATATTTGGCAACTTTTGGATATTTAACTTCTTCAAATCTTTGTACTGTTACAGGACCTTCAGGATCCAAAAACATAGTGCGTTTTAAATAATTTGTTTGCTTCGTTAAATTGTATTGTTCTTTACTCATTATTATCCTCTTCATACATAACTGTGTTTGTGTCTCCTAAAGCCCATTTTGGATTTTGTTCCACTACATATTTCTTTGTGCAAACCCTAAAGTCAGGAAACTTTAACTCTTTCGGATTGCTTGCTGCATCAAAAAATAAACAACGGTTGTTTGGTTGTGCAGCATACTGCCCGTTGTCTAATTCTATAAAATTAAAACTTTTGTGATCCTCTGGCCATTCTGCATAACTGGTATCAATGATATTAAAGTCGGGTGAAGAATGATCTACTGTAAACATATAGTTGCCAGAATAAAATTGCTTATCCTTAGCATAGAATTTTGCACTAAGATTTCTTAGAAACGGTTTTTGTATAATGGTAAAATCGTAACTAAAACAATCCCAAATCTGCAATGTATCTAAAGGTAAAAGCTTTGTGTTGTCAATATTCTCTGTGCGTGATACGAACGCATGGAGAGGTAGTTTGTCATAAAGTGCGCCATAATTTGGTAAGTATGCTTCTATTCTAAATGCTTGTCCGCGAATGCTTTTAATTGAGACCCATATACAGGATTCGTATTCTCCGTGTCCCTTTTCAAAATCATAAAGAAACTCTTTACGTATATAACAATGGACAGGCGGTATTGCTCCAACTAAATGCGCCATTATAGTACACAAGCCTCACAAGCTTCTTCATCTTCAAGTGGTTCTAATTTTGTAAATTCAATAACGTTATCTTCTTTTAACGCAGCCTTTGATCCAACTTTGTTTATCAAACTATAATAAATTGTTTTCAATCCCCACTTATAACCTAACATT